GCTCGCGCTGATCGTAGATGTAGGCCGCGTTGACGTGACGAGGATTAACCTTCATGGTTATCATCGTGTCAGTCAGGGCGGTCCCGTCAGTCTCGTAGAGACCGACCGCACGGGCCGAGTGATTGTGGTCAATCTGCGCCTGAAATTCCCAGTCGTTGCCACCAATGAAGGCTCGCTTCTGGCCTTTCCACATTTCGCGGACTGCTACATGCTCGGTCAAGTCCGTTTGCAAGTCGAGAAAAGCACCGCGAGAAACTAGGTTCTCTTGTGTCAAAAGCACCGCGTCATCGATCTGACTAAATTGGAGGGACATTTGTCTTTTGTCTTTCGATTATGGCGTCCGGGCCATCAGATAGTGTAGGGCGTTGATTAGAACGTCCTCGTTGTCCCTGAAGTGCCCAAGCGCTCTGTTACAGTTGTTACATAAAAACCCACGAAACATACCAGTCTCATGGCAATGATCCATGTGCAGCCGAGTGGTACACTCTTGCTCGGGAACCCCGCAGATTTCGCACTTGCCAGTAAAGGCATCCCGCAAATCTTCGGCAGTCGCCGAGCATGGAGCATATCCGCGTTTCTTCGCACGAGTGCGGGAACTAGCCAGCGAATGCACGAATCGCTTGACCTCACTAAGTGCCTTCCTTCTCGCCTTCAACATTTTGCGATTCTCAGCATACCACTTTTTATGACTTTCGCGGCACGCCTCGGGATCTTTCGCTCGCAATTCGCGCTGGTAAACCCGGTTCGCCTCACGTACCTTTTCGAGATTATGTTCCCGATAGTTACGAGACGACTTTCCTACGCATTCCTTACACCACTCATTCTTCCCATCCTTGGCGCTACTTCGCTTCCCGAACTCACTCACGCTCTTCGTCTCACCGCACCTACTGCACGCTTTGACGGCTTCGTCGTTTCTGACGGATTCATTCATTTCATTCTCTTCTGTTAAGGGTTACATTGGCCCACTCCCATGGGCGTTAATTAGTTCCGAATCGCTTGTTCAGTAGGGCGACCGTGTCGTCTTCCGGATCGCCGATCGGTGCCGACTTCTTTCCGCCGGCCCTGTTGATATGTTGCTTGCCACGAGTCGCGAGCTTCTTCGAGAGCTTCGTCTTCTTCGCGGCTTCGATGTCATCGGAGAGCACGAGCTTGACGGCTACGTCAAACGCCTCCTTATTGGACGGCATCTTCTGGCCGGTCGCCCGATAGCCGGCCAGCATGACTGACATCTGCCGGGCTATCGAGTCCCGCTTGATGTACGTCGGACTCCCCTGAGCTTGATCGTTGTAACCGCCCTTGCCGAGGACAGTCTCGAACTCGTCACCGAGCCCCTCGACCTGCTTATCGAACCAGGCCACCGTATCGCTCGCCGCTCTTTCCTTGGAGTTACTCTCGGCTTGCTGCTGCCCGTCACGGACGCCGTCGATTTCAGCCTGCTGTTTCTCGATGATCGCCTTCATCTGCTCGAAGGCCTTCGCGACCTCAGGGTTGTACTCTTCCGGGTCGAGCGTCGGGAACTCCAGTTCCTTTTTTTCCTCGACGGCCTCGGGCTCCTCTACCACGAACGTATCGGTGATCGACGCGATTGTCGCGGAGAGTTCCTCGTCCGACTCATGCCGCATGGCTACTCTCGGCGGTACGCCGGCGCGAACTGCCGCGGCAACCAACTCGTCGCTCAGGGCGATCGGGTCGGGTCTAGCGGTTTGGTCTCCGCCAGAGAGCGACTCGTCTCCTTCATCTTCGTCGCCGCTACCCTCAACGACCTTGTCGCTTTCAATATCTCCAGTAACCTCACCAGCCTCTCCTTCTCCGTCGCCAGCTTCCGGAGCTTCAGCTTCAGCTTCAGCTTCAGCTTCTCCACTGACTTCATCGCTCATCTCCGGCTCGGGCGTGGAGGCTTCGACAGCCACAATGATTTCAGCCTGCATCTCTTCAGACAATGCCATGGTATCTCTCTCCTAAGAAAAGGAATTCCTGTGATGAAGATGCCGAGCCTTCAGGCACTTCGCCTGGTGAGTGGCATCTGTGTAGACTGGATTGCCGTCGCTACTCACTTCGCAATTGATCTTCGCGTCCCTGAAGAACTTACGAAGCTCTGGAGCCTGATTGGCGTTCACTCCCGACGCGATGCACTCGATCGGCCATCCGGCCGTTCCGCTTCGCCCTCCTTGTCTTTCGGCAACAAAGTCGCGATAGAAGACTCTGGGATCAAGTGGTGAGGAAGTCCCGATTTTCGCTGGGGCCTTACCCATTGGAAAAAGTTCCTCAATCGTCTCGCCGTCGTCCGACGTGAAGCAATAAAGTGGGATAGCGTACCCTCCTCGTGTAGCGAAAAACCCGCACCAACCTATATTATATCAGAATTAAGTTGATGCGGGTAGTTGTCTTTTCGCTACTAAGCCATCTTCGCGGCCTCAGAGGACTGCATACCCTTGCCTAGTAGCTGCTGCTGAATGACAGAAGACTGTCCTTCTCGTGTCATGCCACCCCTCTGCTGGGGTTGCGGCGGCCCAGTCGGGAGCTTCCCGGACGCCGGGGCACTCTCGACCTCGACCTGCTGTCCAGGTTCAAGAAACTGGACGATAGCGTTCAACTCTGGCATGTCCGAATACTTTGCGATGTGCTTCAGTAGAAGCTGAACGTCGATCGTGCCGCCTGCTTGTTGGATGAACGGGTGCAGCGGCATGATGACCGTGTTAATTAACTGAAGAAGCTTTTGCAGTTTAATCTGCGGGGAGTTCTCCTGCATGCGATAGACGTCGATTTTGATGCTGTATAAGTCGAAGTCGCCTCGCTTGTCCTCCGGCCCGAACCTCGACGTGACAGTCAGGTCAGTGTTCGGAATTTCCTTCTGAAGCATTCGCACGCGGATCGGATCATGCCACTCGTAGTACGCCAGTGCGCGCATGACTTCCTGAGTAGCATCGGCAGTCAGGTCGCTCATGTCCTCGACCTGGGCATTCGCCGACTGCGACATCAGTTGGTCCTGCCCGACCGTCTCGGACATCGCACCGAGCCCACCGAGGCTATCGTAGTTGCCACCAAAGTAAGACGAGAGGTCGCGGACCTGGAGATAGAACGCGAGTGTCTTCTCCTTGATGCCGCCAGCAGTCAGCGTCTCCGGTTTCGAGCCAGGGTACGTGATGCCGTCGCCGTCCGAAGCATTCTTAAAGGCCTCGATCGCGTCTACGTCATCGCCCTGGAAACCAAGGACAGACTTCTCGCTGTCGCCTTGATTACCAAGCTTACGGAATAGGCGGTTACCGAGATCGTGAAGGTCACGCCAGATCTGCACTGGCGCGAGCGGAAGCAGGTTGCCAGGAACCTCCCCGAATCCGAGCTTCGGGAACGGCCCTCCATCAGGCCCGTCCCAGTCGATGATGTTCAGCACTACACCATCCCTTGCGGTCATGGTGACGAGGATCTTCTCCTCCGGAAGCCAGACATCGCGAAGGTTCACGCGATCCTTGAACACTTGGGCGGAACCGCCCTCGGCAATCCCCTCGGCCCTCACCTCGCCATTGATCCCGATCGCCGTAGGCTCGTCTGCATGCAGCTTGTCCCTGGCCTTCTTATCCACCCATTCAGATTCCATCAGGGCTTCGTAATTCATCCAGTAGTCGTGTCCCTCGTACTGGATCTGGTCGTACGACTTCGCGGACATGTCGACGAAATAATCATCGAGCGTAACAATGTCGACGAATGGCGAGCCGTACGGATGACCGAGGTGGTTCCCGGTGGTGTGAATTCCGACCTTCAAGATCCCCATCGAGAACAGGGCCTCGATCACGAACTTGCGGAGCGTCGACTGCAACTTGATCTCGCGCGGAATTTCGTTTACCGCGTACTCCAGATTGATCGCGGTCGCCTTCAGTGGGTCAACCTTCGTGCTCATCATCACACGAGGGTTACGCGGCGTCAGCATTCGCCCGTAAATATCGACAGCCATCTTGAGATTGTTGACCGGAACTATCGTTGGGTCACCGTTCTTGTGATAGTGCGATCCGCAGAACGACCAGATTGCTTCGACGCGCTGTTTACGAGGGAACGCCATTTGCAAAGTTCCCCACTCAATCGCTGTCCGGAGTCTGTCTACTTGCTTGTCGCTGAGAAGAGGCATGCTGTTCCTTTCGAGTTAATGTGATCGCCAACCAGCCGATAGGCGGTCTTTCTTATTATATCGCTCTTCACGCTTTTTGTTTCGCCACGCAAGGCTGCCGTACGGAGTCTTCGGCTTATTCCCCTCATCAGACGGTAGCTTCTTCTCGCGTTCCGTCATGCCTTTCCACGCCAGCGCGTCAGCCATAGCACGGTCGCCATGGTTCGCCTTGGCTCCAGTCGGGTCGTCCTTCCGTGTCGAGCGAGAATGGACTATGCTCCCGTCCGGGGCATGGATGTATTCCAGGCACTCCTCTAATGCCTCCTTGGATCTATTGATTACCCCTCCGCTGTCCTTCTCGATTGCAATACGGTATGCACCCAGAATCGCAGCTTTGACCTCTTTGGTCTGAGCCACTCCAGGGATATCGGACACCTTCTTGGATAGTGCCTCCTCTCGCTTGCGGAGATAGACGTTGCTGTAGTGAAGATCTAACACCCGACTCCCGAATTGCCGGCCCGGACCTCCACTTTCCCATATCAGGTATGGCCTGTTGAACCACCGACAGATCGCCACAGCCTGCCTCGCGAAATCCTCCGGCCGTACGTTGGCGTTCGCGTACTCGAAGACCTTCTGCTGTGTTACGTTGTCCCAACCAGACAACGCTGAATTCGACGCCCCAGTGCCGGCAGAGACGTCCGCGCCGACAGTGTGCTTGTGTTCGATTGGCGGGTTCCCAGCACCGTCCAGCAGGATCCAGAGCTTCAGATGGCCCTGTTGGTCCTCACGAAAGCGAATGGGCTCTCCGGTGTCGTTGTCGTACTCAAGGTCGCCAACCATGAACGGCGGGCGAGCGTGCTCCCTGATCCGTCTATTGATGGTGTCCGGGCTGAAAAACTGGTACACAGAACCGAGGTAATCAATGTCGAGTTCCTGTGCAATATCCTTAGCACTAGCGGCACGCCGACATTGCCTGTCGTACCATGGACTACGCAGCTTACCGTCAAGGATGGGCTCGAACAGATCAGGCCACGAATCTCTACCGTTCGGATCGAGGATTTCGAGTAGCCCGTTCTCATCTGTCGTGTAGGTCCCTATCGACTTGTCTGGATGCACGGACCAATGCATGCGGATCTTGACAATATCCTTGCGATTTCTTACGTCGTAGAATGCGTT